ACTTCGAAAGTACTGCTTCAATACCCATCAAGCCGGGAGTAGAATTAACTTCGATAAAATAAGGACTTTCTTTATCCCTATTCTTTGCGGGAATAAAATCAACACCAACAACCTGACCTTGAACTGATTCTGCTGCCCGTAAAGACTCTTGTGCTTCACGTTCTGTCAATTCATGGGATACTGGTTCTGATCCCTGTGAAACATTTGACCTAAAGTCATCTCCAACAACTGGCCTTTTAATTGCACCCAGAATTTCACCAGCTGCAATAATAACACGAACATCATAGTCTGTCTTTATATATTCTTGAAGAAGAACATCGACAAACTCATCTTCCCTATGAAGCAACTGAATAACACTATGAAGTGCTTTTAGGCTTTCAATCCAGATAACACCAACACCCCGTGACCCAACAGCGGTCTTGAGAATCATTGGGAACTTATTACCCAATCTTTTCGCTGCATCCTCAGCACCTTCTGAATGACGAACTAGAACTGTGTTTGGTGTACGAATATCATTTTGCTGAAACACAATCTGGTTGTACCATTTATCATTGCAAATATCATGACATATAACAGGATTAATAAGAGTGTAACCCTGACTCTCCAGATTGAGACAAGCAACTCGCCAAGACAGATTACCTGTCTTAACCGTTGAACCAATACCTCTAGCCATCACCAATGTATTCTCAGGATTTATGCGAAATGGTTTATCATACTCAGCATCATCTTTCATACCGGGCAGTTCTACCTGACCTTTATCATCCACAGGAAAGGAATATACCAATTGGTCCTTGCCTTTGTCTTCCATGTACATTCCAGAAAACTCAGCAAGATACACTTCAATACCCAACTCAGATGCTTTCTTGCGAACCATTGGTCCAGTTTCATTTGGATCAAACGGATCATCATGAGACAGAATCAATAGTTTGTATTTTTCTTCTTTTGCTTCTGTGATGAATGATTTGAACTTTTCCATTAGACTTCTTTTTTCTTACCAATATTATATTTAGTTTCGAGTACCCAATCATTCTTATCTGAATATGACAACACCTTAATTTGACTAAGGGGGGCAACTTCTCCAAGCTCGCTGATGATGTTAACCAATCCCCAATCAAGTAATAGTTTTGCAATCGTATTCCTGCGAGAGATATCATTCTCAGTTAGGTTTGTATTCTTACCATCAAGAGCAAACAACTCCTTGAAGTGTACAATAAAGTACCTACCCTGCTTATGCAGAATATGACATGATTGATATAGTTTTTTTTCTTTACGAGAAGCAACCCCAATTCGTGACAGCGTTTCACGAACTTTAAGAAAGTCATCAGGTTCTTTCAACCCAATTTCTAGCATCTGATCTTGTGTCCAATTAATCTCTTCCATTTTTCCCACCTTTATATAATCTTTTTCTTATAGTGGCGAGTTGGTCATCAGACAATATATCAAGAGCAGCCTTAGCCTTTACATTACTATATCCATAGAACTCTTTAACATACTCTAGATTCTCTAATTTCGTCGCCTTCAACCACGGGGTAAATCTCTTCCTTGGCCTCAGACTATTTATCAAAAAATCATATTGTAGTTTCTTATCTACATTTGGTAGTTGGTTGATCTCATTCACCAACATAACGGTATCAGGAAATGCACCAACACATTTGTTGACAATGAACGGGGGATACTTTCTCTCCCATTCTTCATCATCACCATCCATCAGAGGTTCTTTGGTCTGATTGATAGCCTTGAGGTAGGATTTTAACTCATACGTCATAAGAAATCAATCTTTGTAGAAGTCAAGTCGTTCACGATTTGCTCCATCTATCCACAACTTAAATACGATTACTGATCTTAGTTCATAACACTCCCTAGTGACAGGCATGGCCATGTGTGGTAGATGTGCATCAAAGATAACAAGACTATTGCCAACATAAGGCACGAGTTGTCCATCAATTAGAGTACCACCACCCCACTCAGGTTTCCAATCCATTCGTGGATAGTAGATCATCGTGAAATCACCATCATCAGTATGCATCACAGGTTCAATACCATGCGTGTGAGCATTCATATAGATGCGTTTGTATGTATCAATACTATAAGTTTTTTTGAAATCATACTTATACATCGCAGAAGTCCAAATAGGCATCACCCACTCAAAACCATTTGCAATCATTTCCATAGAGGTTTTTCCACAAAGAACATGCCAATGCGTACTAGGATGTTTGTTTAAGCCCTTACCGTTAGAGTGATATTCATATCTCCAATATACACCCTTCATTTCGGAAGAAATCAATTCTGCAACATGGTTCTCTACCACATCATTATGCACCATTATCATTGATTTTTTTCTTTCCATATTCTCTGTTCGTCTGAGTTAGCGTGAGCCAGATCATACAAGTCATCTTTTAAAGGACTTTCTTCAAGTGCATAAATCCCTGCTCGACGGTCTTTAGGAAGCATACAAAATTCATAAACAAGAGTTTCTGCCCACACGCCAATCAGGTCTTTGATTTTATCTCTATCTTCTAGAGAAACCATCTTAGGTTTGAATATAGCAGTTCCATAGATTGAATGAAACAAACCAGCTTTGCAAAGGTCATCAGAACAACCCCTTTCAGACAACAACACACTAACACCAACTAGATGATGTAGAAGATTCCTATTACCACTATGTTGTTGTTTGTCACAACCAATGTCTTTTAGATAATCAATCAGTGGAATAAACATTTCCCTATATTCATCATCAGTCATTTAAACTTTGCTCCACCCATAATCTCAGTCAGACAAGCCATCATGTTGATTTCCAGATCAGCAACAAACGCTGCCTTATATTGGTACTCACCCAACGCCACGACAACATGAGGGATGCTGCTAGGATCAATGTAATCATATAGGTTATCATAAACAGCACGAAACAACTTGTCAGAATCATTATCCAGACTATCGACAACCCATTTTCTAACATTGGTGAACTCCTTTTTCTTCATCATACCCATCAGGTCTTTGATGTTCTTATCACCAAGGTTAACCAGAATACCAGCGTCAATCTCACCAGCCACAGAATAGCGTTGAAGTTCATTCAGAACTTTACGCCAGTCTGGGAAGTGATTATTTATGAGTTCTGCAACAACCTTCTCATTGAACTTGATTTCATTCTCGTTGAGGATTCCAATCACCCTATTGAAGAATTGAGTTGCAAGTTTATTCTTCTCTGCTTTAGGAATCACAAAGTCAATTACACTGCATCGTGATTGCAGTGCGGGGATAATGCGGTTCTTATAATTACAGGTTAGAATGAACCCACAGTTCTTATGAAACTCTTCAATGAAACCACGAAGGGCTGGTTGCGTTGACTGTGGATTTAGATAGTCTGCCTCATCAAGAATGAGATACTTCTTACCACCTTCAAGTGACACAGTAGATGCAAAGTTCTTTATCTTGGTTCTGAGAACGTCAATACCTGACTCTTCTGAACCGTTGATAAACATGTAGGTAGCACCAATCTGCTCCAACATGGCCCGGGCGGCAGTAGTCTTACCAACGCCTGGGCCACCTGAGAGAATCAGATTGGGTAGTGTTTCCTTGTCAACAAAAGATTGCAAGGAAGTTTTTAGAGACTTAGGAAGTACGCATGATTCTATGTCCCGTGGCCTGTACGCTTCGACCCACAAAAATTGTTCCATAATATAAATTCCTCAAAGTCATGGTAGTTGGGGATAGTCGCAACGACAGCTTGACCAACACTTAGCACAACCAGTTTTATCGAACTTAGTTTGTCTCCTAAGTTTATACTGTTCATCAAGTTGTTTTGATGTTACTACATATCCATCAGATGTGTTATGAACACCATTATGTTTTGTAGGATACAGTAAAGGCATTACGATACGCTTACAGTGTACGAAGATTCGGGTTCCAGTGCAATCCAATACTGCACACCAAGTTTAGTGTTAGTAAAGTGACTAATCTTTTTAGAGGATACTTCAACATCATATGCACCGGGAATAAGTTTTAGGTTCTCAACCTTGAACCAGAATTTATAATCAGCAGTAACATCACCAACATCCAGAGATGTCTCAAATGCATTTGCAGTGCTGTTCTTCTTGTCAGTGACCATCAATTTACCACCAGCAAGTGCCATGTCAGGAACGCCGATAATGGCAGCTGCCTTGGTGATTCTGTCAAGAGTCTCACTAGATAGGTTAAAAGTCAACTCAGTCGAGGGCATCGAAATCTCTTTAGATGGAGTCGTCACCACAGATGGATCAGAGAACCAATACTTGAGAGACTCCGATGTTCCCTCTTCTGTAATATTAACAAAGTCATTATTAAACTCCAAATCGGGTTTACCGAATAGAGAGAGTGCCGATAGGAACTCATTCAAATCATAGATAGCAAAGTCACTAGGGAATTCCTCAGAGACATCTGCCTTTGCTACGATGTTCTTCATCGCAGACATGGTGGAAAGACTAGACCCAGCCTTCACCATAAGATTAGCGTTAATCGTAGAGAAGTTTTTCAGTACGGAGATTGTTTCAGTAGATAGTTTCATTATATATTTTCCTTCATCATATTATAATTTATATAGTATCACATCATCCAGAATAAGTCAAGTCTCTTCTTTATCATGGACAAACAAAGCGATAATCGTGTAATGAAGAATCTTGAGTAAATCATTTCTGTTCTTACCACCTTTTTTTCCATATCGTTGTGCATATTTCATGATGTTACCGATACAGAAACCTTCACCATGTCCACCATCGATGATGAACTCTGTAGCCTGATATTTATTCTTGCTATAGTGTTCATCATATGTCGAGTCGATGTATTTTTGAAGTTCAACAAGTGCTGTACCTTCATTGTATTTGTAGTTATTCTTCGTCATCCTTAACCTTCATTTCATTAATAATATTTTCATAATATTTTGTGAGCTCACGGTGAGAAGTTTTGGCATCCAGAAAACTAAACCATCCAGTAGCAATTGTTTTAGTTTGTGTTGGCGATATTACGCCCCTATGTGTATGGGTAAAATCTGTTGGCCAGATAGCAGTCAAACCCTTTTTAGGTTTTACCTGTCTACCTTGATACAACCATTGAGTTTCACCACCATCCTCAACATCATTAAGATATGTCATGAAGACAAGAGCTCGCTGATGTGTTAAATGAGTAGCACGTTCACAATGCCAAGACGTAAATCCTTCGCCGGGTTCATAGTGTTGAATAAGCCAAGGTTCTGCATATCCTATAGGAAAAGTAAAGGAATCATACTCTTTTCGATAACTTTCAACACACAATCCAAGGAAATTTAAATACTTTAAAATACTAGGATCACTAGAGTTTGGCCAGACTACAACATCAGTTGATTTTTTATCTCCACCATCAGAATGGCCACGCTGTTTGTATTCAACATGATTATCATAATATTTGAGCATATCATCACATAATGATGTATCTTCCATCTGTATCATGTGAATAAAATCACCCATTACATATCCACATTAATATTTGCAGAGAAAGTCCTACGTTCGCCTTCACCAAAGAATGGCATAACAGCATGGCGCAACCAAGCAGGAAATATAATCATAGTTCCAACTTCTGGTTTGACATATTCTTCTGTGATAGGACGAAGCATATTAACATCACGCATACCGTTTGTACCCCAACACAAGTAAGTAAATCCATCAACCGCACCACTTGCACCATTGAGTCCTTGAAACCCCGGCGTTACACCAGCAGCAATCATTTCCTCAGATGGAAGACCAATAGCTTCAATCTGGGGGGGAACCTTTAGAAAGAGAATGCAGGACAGTCCCATAAAACTACGGGTGCCATGATCATGCAAAGGATTATAATCACCAGCATAACTATGAACAGTCCACATAGTTTGGACATCAGTTTTTACTTCCTTCTCAATTACACCAAGAGTCTGTTTAATATATTCTTTACCCAGTGTATTAAGGATAGTTGCAAATTCCTCACCGGGGCCACCGTCATTATGGGGGAATACCCATTGGCCAGATTTTTCATTCTGATTAATTTGGCCAACTAATCCACCTGACAAGTCTTGAGCAGATGGAACAATTACTTCATCAATATGTTCATTCAATTCATCAATAACATTGAGAGGAATTTCTGCCCTCATAATATTTACCGCTAACTTATTACGCATTGCGACAGAAATACCAGTACTAACCTTCGATACTTCTGCATCATCGACTGTTTCTACAAATTCGTCTTCTACAGAAGGAACTACCATTGATTTTGCTTCGGGACTGTTTGGATCAACGAATCCGAGGTCGCCTACTTTTCCTGTTGTGAATGATACCATTTATAAATCTCCACTATTAAATTTCATTATTATAATAATACACGAAAGGGGTCTAAAAGTCAAGACCCCTTTCGCTATTATTTCAAAATTATTTGATTGTAATTTTGCGTGGTTTCTTCGCATCTGGAACAATACGCTCAAGGTCTATCTTGAGCATACCGTTTTCGAGGGAAGCATCGTTCACCACAATGTCATCTGCAAGGGTGAATTTTCGATTGAACTTACGATATGAGATGCCTCGATAAATGTTGGAATCATATTCTTCATTGGTTTCATCGTTCTCTTTAAGTGAACGAACCGTAAGTAAACCATCTTCTACTTCAACTTCAATATCATCCTTACTAAATCCCGCCAAGGCCATTTCGATGGCATAGGTGTAGTCACCTCCCTTACGGATGTTATATGGCGGGAACCCTGTTGATGTTGCGTTGTGTTCTACATAGTTCTGAAGTTGATCGAAGACTCGATCAAATCCTACTGCGTAGGGTGTAAGTTGATTGAAATTGTTGAACATAGATCCCGGTCCTGTGATCGAAGCGAGTGCTTTGCTTGTAACCATTTTGGTATCTCCTTATAAAGCAAGATTAACGATGGACCCTTAATGGCATCCACCTATTATATATAGGGATTGAAACCGAAATTTCAACCCCCACACACAACTTTTTTAGAAAGGCATAGTTTCTTCAACTACGCTTTCCACTTCACCTTCACCAGTGACAACACCAGCATCGACTTTAGTGTAGAGGTCAAGGAATGAAACCTTGGTATCCTCATCAAACCGTGCGACACAGAGTTCGATTGCCTGCATCTTGTCACCAAAGATGGCGAACGCTTTCACAATGTGGTCTAGACGGCGGGTAGAGATGACTTCATCAACACCACCATCGTAGAAGGTCTTGCGAATAACGTCAGCCCAATTCACAAGGTTCTTAGCAAACTCATCATCCTCAACACCATACTTCTTCATGGCAAGAGTGATGATCTTGGTTTCAACCGCAACTGAAGCGTAGGGCTGTTCCATCGTGATTGCGAACCTTTCAAGGAACGCCTCGTTGAGAATGTTAGTTCCAATGAACCGTCCATCCTCAGAACCCTTGCCCTTGGTGTTGGCAGTGGCCATGACGTTGAACCCTGCCTTGGGTGTAACCCACTTGTTAATCTTCTTGAGGTAAACGCCCTGACCCTCAAGGACAGGCTGGAGGCAGAGCAACTTGTTAGAACCCAGATCACACTCATCAAGGAGCAATGTGCAACCACGTTCCATCGCTTCGATCACAGGACCGGGCATGAACTTGGTTTCACCGTTCACAAGGCGGAACCCACCGAGCAGATCATCCTCATCAGTTTCGATGGTGATGTTAACCCGAATGAGTTCCTTGTTGAGCTTGGCGCAAACCTGTTCAATCATCAGGGTCTTACCGTTGCCGGACAATCCAGTGACGAAGATAGGATAGAACATCCCAGACTTGACAACCTTCTCAATCAGGGAGAAGTTGCCCCAAGGCACGAACCCGTCGAACTTGCCGGGAATGAGATTCTGTTTTTCCATATTCGTTGCAACCAGATTTACCATTGTCGCCTCTGCACTCGCAGGAGCAGCAGTGACAGGAGCAGCGACATTGCCACCCTCACTAGGTAATTTATACGCATTGTAACCAACGGAAAAACCTTCGCCCTTGAACCAAGTAGGAAATGGGACACCTGCTTTCTCAGCAGCAGCAGTCTTTTCTGCCTTGGTAATCACGGCACCATCACCGAACATTTCGGCAGCAGTGTCAACGAAGAGTTTCTTGCGAGGAGAGAGGTACATAATCATTCCTTTGTCTGTTTTCTCACTATAACTTATTATCGCATATCCAGAAGGATTTGTCAAGAACTATTTTGCGTTTTAAGCAACTAATTTCACGAATTTGTTGAGCAACTGGCGAGACTCGATTTTACCCGACATTGCCTTACCGAAGGCAGTCTTGAGTTTTGCCTTTGATGCACCAACCAGTTCATCGCTCAGTCCCTCGTTCTCAACTTTCATACCCTTGGCAGGAAGAACATACATCTCATCATAACCCTTCGAGTCGATGGCAAGGAACTTGTTCTTGTTGATGAACCGGACCTGTTCCGTGATGACATCCATACCGAGATCACGCTGTAGATTGTATAGAACACGTTTATCAACCCGTCCAGAACGACCAGACCCCGCAATGAAGAAGCCAATCAGGTTCATATCAGGAACACGATCCTTGAGGATGCGAAGCAATCCATCAGTAATATCGTATTCAGCAACATCATAATTCTTGAGGGTCTTGGGGTCAGAGATTGTCATTGTCCCACGAACGGTAGAAATATACGGAGTGTGTTCACCAGTATCGGTATTCAGACGATAATCGTAAATACCTTCCAAACGATTTGAAGCGCCATCAGTCAGGAAAATCGTGTTGACTTTCTGAACACCAGTGTCACGCTTGAACTTAGGAACGATTTCCATCATCGCAATGATTGCGTCATTGAGAGGAGTACCACCCAAGTTAAGGAAGCCGGGAAACCCAACCTTGTTAATTGCAATCCTATGATCAGCTTCGAAACCATAGTATGAAGCAATCATCCACAGGATTTCCATCATCTCGATTTCTTCTTTCGCAGTCATTTTACTGGAGAAGAATTCCAGAAGTTTGAAGCGGCGCAGGGCAAGATCACCCGCCTTGAAGTTATCCATAGTCATTTCAAAACGGTCACGGCGTGTGCCATCCTCATTCCTAAACAACTCATTGCAATCGCTGAACGCAAACACTTCAAAAGGAATCTGAGTGCGGCGGCAGAACCAGATCAGGTTATACAACTGGGACAGAGTGTCTTTGAGGTTCTCATACATGGAACCGCTCCAATCGACAACCATCACCATGCCGTGGTTCGTAGCACCCGGCAGGGTAGTCACTTTCTTGAAGAGGTCTTCATTGTATTTGTAAGTGTGCAACCGAGCCATGTCGAGCGAACCAGACTTGGAAACAGCAGCACGGGCATACTGATCAGCAGCCTTCTTCATTTCAAATTCTTTGACCATGTATCCGACAGTCTTTTTCGACTCATCCTTCATAGCAGCAATCTCTGACTTCATCTCGTCAACCCAAGAACCGCCTTGAGCGTAGTAGGGACGAGACTTCTCTAGGATTTCACCGAAAGGCATAATCAGGTTTTCATTGAGAGCAGGAATACGACCATAGGTCCGATCCCCAGCATTCTTATCAACCAACATTTCACCAGCGTTATTCGCATCGGTATCGGTTTCTGCCGTGGGCGGTCCACCTCGACCAGTGGACTCTACACCACCTTCTTCGGTAGTTTTGCCTTCTTCAGTTTCGGCATCGGCATCATCACCATCATTGGGAACATCATCAGACCCATCAGCAGGAACATCATTTCCATCTTCTTCACCTTTATCATCGGCAGGACCATCGCCCCCGCCAGTTTCACCTTCACCCGACTCATCGTTAGGGCTAGTCATGGTTTTTTCTTCACCATCCTCATCTGGAGCATTCTCTGACATCCAAGCGTAGAGTTCTTCAGAGAGGTTCAGAACGTCATCAGGAGTCTTGGTTTCTGCAACCCGCTTGACCCAGACTTTTTCTTCAGCAGTGAACTCAACCTTCTGCTTCTTGAAGAACAGATTGATCCGATCAATCAGGTTCAACTCAGAAACTTCCTTGTCGGCAATACCGAAGAAATCCTTAGCAGTCAGGTCATTGTAACCACGATTGAAGACCGCAACAGAGCCGGGATACCGATCCTGCACCATCCGTTCGATACGGGCGTCTTCAACGATATTCACAAAAGAGTGATTGATCTTACGAACACGAGCCGTCTCTAGCATGTCTAGGGGCGTCCACAGTGCGTGAGCAATCTCATGGCAAACCATCAGGTCATAGATATCTTTGGTCATCTCCTCATCCTTCCAGATGGGCAGACCCAGCTCCCGTGACTTGGGATTGAAATATGCCGTGTCCATCTTCTTGTGGACAACGAAGATATCTTCTTCAGCGAGGAGTTTTGCGAGTGTCGATTTATTTTTCATCATACCTTACATTACCATACGAAAGAGGTTTTGTCAAGAAGAAAATAGCGCATCAGGGACGAAATCTTCATCTATTTCGATTTCATATTCTGCGTTATTACTGACACCCCACAGGGTGCCGTCTATATTCTCTACGGCATAAGAAATACCGCCTTCGGTAATCAAATCGCCTTCTTTAATCTTCATAATCATTTCCTTATTTCTCATCATACCCTATAGTAACATACGAAATAGGATAAGTCAAGAAAAATCGTATAACCTAAGTCATTGATTCTAAAGGAAACTTAAAATTAATTCTAAGTCATTGATATCAAAGGGAAATTTACTATCACGCAGACATTGAAAACATTGACTTTTTCTTCATCTTTGTGGCTCTGCGTTTTGCCATGTTCAACTTTAACCTACTGACCCGTTGGGTGAAG